CAACAGGCCGCCCATTAGTAGTGCCAAACGCACAAGGACCAATGAACGGTTCAGCAGCAGGCGCAGGCGCAGCAGCGTATGCAAACTCAGGTTACTCAATGATGGGCTTGCCTATCATTTCTGATGCAAATGTTGGAACCGCTTACGGCGCAGCAACAAATCAGGATGAAATCTATTGCGTAGCAGCACCTGAAATGCACCTATGGGAGCAACCAGGTTCACCATTTGCATTGTCATTTGATGCAACAGGTGCCTCAACTCTCACAATCAAGTCCGTTGTTTACGGATTTGGTGCTTTCTCTGCAGAGCGTTATCCAAAAGCCGCTTCAATCATTAGCGGTACTGGTTTAGTAGCTCCAACTTTCTAATCCAAAGTTAACAAATTGTAAGAGGCGGGTTTTTCTCCCCCGGCTAACCCGCCTCTTACTTCTTAAATGATTCGGGGGAATCTATGAAATCAGCACATAAAGTTTCAATTGGCAGTTGCGACCCAGGAACCGTTAACGGCGGGTTCGCATTTAGCCTAATTCAAGTTGCTCAATCACGATCAGCACGCCTTGGTCCATTTATACGCATCAAGGGTTCAGGTTTACTTTCAAAGCAACGCAATCGTTTAGTTAAGCAATTTTTGGAAACTAAATCCGATTGGTTACTAATGATGGATTCAGATGAGCAACTATCTGTTGAAGCATTTGATAAGTTAGTTGAAACCGCACACGATAAAGAACGCCCAGTTGTAGCAGGGTTGGTATTTGCTAGTTTTGAAACAGGTTATCCATACCCGCAACCAGTGCCAACAATTTTTCAAGATGCTCCTGAAGGCTTTTTGCCACTTAACAAGTACGATAAAGATTCAGTTTTCCAAGTAGATGCCGCAGGCACTGGATGTTTACTAATCCACCGCAGCGTGTTGGAAGCAATTAGAGCAGATGCCGACCCTCACCAAGGGCAGGATTGGTGTTGGTTTTGGGATGGACCTATCAACGGTGAATGGATTGGCGAGGATTTACAATTTTGCCGCCGTGTTCGTTCACTTGGTTTTCCAATCTATGTTCACACGGGCGCGATACTGCCTCACTCAAAGAGCTATTGGTTAGATGATAGGCAGCACGATATATGGAACGCATAAAAAGAATTTTAAGAATTAAGGTAAAATTAAAGGAAACCGCTACCGCCGTTCCGCAATTGGAACGCGCAATGCTTCCCAAAGTAGAAACGAGAACCACGCGTGGCGATCACTAACGGGTATGTAACCCTGAATGAAGTTAAGGATGCACTCAATCTTGAAGATTCGATTGATAACGCAGCTCTTGAAATGGCAATTGCTACCGCTTCACGCCAAATAGATGATTATTGTGGCCGTTTCTTTTACAAGGATGGCACCGAGTTATTGCCAGCAACCCGCTATTACACGCCAACCGATTATTACATTCAACCTGTTGATGATTTTATTAGCATCAGCGAGATCGCAACCGATGACAACTTTGACCGCTTGTACCTTACAGTGTGGACTGCAGACGATGCGATGTTTGAACCAGTCAACAACCCTTCCCGCGGGTGGCCAATGAGCCGCCTGTTAGCAGTAGGCTCTTATGTTTTCCCATTTAACCTGCCTCAATCAATACGGGTTAAGGGTGTTTTTGGATGGTCAGCGGTGCCATACGAAGTAAAGACCGCAGCAAAAATTCAAGCCTCTCGCCTGTTCCTTCGTAACCAGTCACCATTTGGAATCGCTGGAAATACAGATTTAGGAACAGTGCGTTTGGCTGCCAAATTAGATGCCGATGTAGAGGCACTGCTACGCCCTCTACGCAAGAACAACGGCTTGGCGGTCTAATGTTACCAAGTGAGGTTAGAAACGGCTTAAAAGCCAACCTAGAGGCAATCAAAGGGATGCGTACTTACGAGCTAATTCCTACGGTGCCAGTTGCCCCAGCAGCCATCGTTGGCCAGTTGGACTTTACATTTGACTTAAACAATGCCCGTGGACTTGACCAGGCAAACCTAGATGTTGTTGTTTTGGTTCAACGCTTCACAGAGCGTTCAGGCCAAAATGAACTTGATAAGTACCTTGCGGGCAGCGGGGATTTCTCAATCAAGGCAGCAATTGAAGCTGATCTAACTCTTGGCGGGGCTTGTAACACTTTGCGTGTCACATCAGCCGAAGCGGGAAGTTATACCGCTGGAGATATGGAATTTCTTTCATACCGTTACCGAATTACCGTTTGGGGATAAGGAGAAAAATGAGCTACATAGTTATCTCGGACAATTTCGAGGCAAAGAAAAAAAATGAATCAATTACTGAAAAAGAATTACTTGAACTAGAGTTGAACATTGATGCTTTAGTTGCGAGTGAACATCTCAAGAAAACCGTAACAACTAAACCCGCAACAGTAGAGGAAACAAAATAAATGGCCCGTATAGTCTTAACAGATGCTTCAGTTGTAATCAACGGCATCAATCTTTCTGAATTTATTACGAGCGTAGCTCTTAGCACAAGCGAAGATGTGGTTGACACTACCGGGATGGGTTCTGCTGGAGCGCGCACGCGCCAATCAGGACTTGCTGACAATTCAGTTACCTTTGAGTTCAATCAAGATTTTGCAACATCTGCGCCTGAAGCAACAATTAACGCAGTTGGTTCATCACTTGTTGGAACAAATGTAACTTGTGTTGTAAAGCCAACATCAGCAGCAGTTGGTGCGAGCAATCCTAGCTACACATTCTCAGCCGTTGTAGCCGAATGGCAAGCCCTTTCAGGTGCCGTGGGCGAACTTGCAACAATTAGTGCAACTTGGCCTATCTCAGGCGTAATCACGAAGGCGGTTTAATATATGCCACGCTTAGTTTTAACAAATGCCTATGTGGTGTTCGCAAGCAACGACATCTCTCAATATGTGACTTCAATAAGTTTAAGCACAAGCTATGATGTTATTGACACTACAGGAATTTCAACTACAGGCGCAGCTCGCACCCGCGTTGCTGGCCTTGCTGATAACTCAATCACAATTGAGTTCAATCAAGATTACGCAGACAATGCCCTTGAAGAACTAATCAATGGCACAACAACAACAAATGGAACTGTTGGTTTAGTTGCGGCAATGGAGATTCGCCCAGTTAACACAACAGTCAGCGCAAGCAATCCGAAATATACCTTTAACGCGCTTGTGGCAGAATGGCAAGCAGTTTCAGGCGCCGTGGGCGAACTGGCCACGGTTTCGGCAACTTGGCCTATCTCAGGTCAAATTACAAAATCAATTACACCGTAATCAACTAAGGGGGAAAAGATGGATGGATTAGCAGTTAAGGTAAAAACAATTGATGGTGTTGAAAAGTCATATAAGTTAACACCGCGCATAATTGTTGCGTTTGAACAAAACTTTGGTGCAGGAATGCCTAAGTTGCTTGGGGAACAACAGAAAATTGAGCATATCTATTGGTTGGCTTGGAAATGCCAGCAAGTTGATGCTCAAAATAATGGTGGAACACCCGTAAAACTTTTCGGTCCTGAGTATTTAGATTCTATTGTTAGCGCCGAATTGGATGCTGATAGTTCTTTCGAATCCACCGCAACAGCCTGACATATACGGTTGCTGCGGTGGCCTGCGAAACGGGTATTTCACCCAATGAATTACTTGATGCCCCTGAAGGTATTTTTGAAGCAATGACGATTTACTTAAAGGAACGAGCTAAATCTAATGGCTGATGAAGTAATTGTTCTTAACGGCGTTAAGGAAACGCTTACTGCATTGAAAGAATTTGATAAGGATGCAGTCAAGCGTTTTAACAAAGTTATCAATAGTGAACTTGCTGGCGCTGAAAAAGATGCCAAAGGGTTAATTAGCGAACAACCGCCGATGAGTGGCTGGCGCAGGGCAGATGCTGCCACAGGCCGCACTCGCGGTGGTGCTGGTTGGCCAGGTTGGAACGCCGGCGAGATTAAGTCAAAGATCACAAAGACAAAAGCCGAAGGCAAAGTTCGTAAGGATTACACCACTAGCGCGGGCGCTTTGCTCAATAAATCTGCAGCGGGTTCAATCTTTGAAGTTGCTGGCCGTAAAACTAAAAGTACCGCTGGTCGCGGTAGTTCTGCCCAATTCCTGCGTACTTTAGGAAACAGATTTGGCGCTGCATCGCGTGTAGTATGGCGTGTTGTTGATAAAGATAAAACAAAAATTGAAAAAAATGTTGAGCAGGCTCTTAATGATGCCAAGGCTCAGCTACAAAGATACTTAAACAAAGAGCGAGGATAACAAATGGCAGTTGGCGCAATTGTAGCTCGCATCCTCACACAGTATTCAGACAAAGGTTCAAAGGCTGCTCAAAAAGACATTGCCAAACTTGGCAAAAACATTGATTTTTTTGCTAAAAAATCCGCAAGAGCCTTTGGCTTAGCAGCCTTAGCATCAGCAGCAGCACTTGCCAAGATCAGCAAAGACTCAATTATGGCTGCCTCTGATTTATCTCAGCAGTTTGGCGCATTAGATGCCGTTTTTGGTTCAAACTCTGAGCAATTAAAGACATTTTCAAAGTCAATGGTTGATTACGGTTTATCAACCGCTGATGCTGCTCGATATGCCGCTTTGCTTGGCACTCAACTTAAAGGTTTAGGGCTTGAAGAGCAAGATGCTATTGCACGCACACAAAAACTACAGATTCTTGCCGCAGATTTAGCAGCAACTTACGGTGGAACAACTGCCGATGCAGTTGCGGCTCTTAGCTCTACATTCAAGGGTGAATACAACCCAATTGAGCGTTACGGTGTTGCCATTCGTAAATCTGACATCACCGCCCGCGTTGCCGCAAAGGGATTGGGCAAACTAACGGGTGACGCACTCAAAGCTGCTGAAGCGCAAGAGGCGTATGCACTTATTTTGGCAAAAACCACGGCAGCCCAGGGGCAATCCCGCCGTGAATATGACACATTCGCCGCGCAACTTCAGCGAGTAAACGCAACATATGAAAATATGAAGGCAAGTTTAGGCTCAGCACTGTTGCCGGTTATGGAAAAGTTTGCCGCAGTTCTAATTACAAAAGTTTTGCCACAGATTGAGCAATTTGTTAATGCTAACAAAAATCAATTAGCAGCATCTTTTGCCGTTGCCGCAGAGTTTGCCGTTAAGTTTCTGAATGTAGCAATTGCTTTTGGCGATTGGGTTTCAAACAACACGTTTGCAGTAAAAACATTGGCAGTAATTATTGCGGGAATGTTTGTTGCGGGGCGTATTTCAGCATTTATTATTATGCTAGGAACACTTACAAGCGCAATGGCGCTTTTGCGAACTACAGCCGCCGGTGCCGCAGTTGCCACAGCCTTTGCGACAGGTGGCGTAAGCATAGGAACTGCTTTGACTGCTCTTGCTGGCGTAGCCGCACTTGGACTCACTACCAAGAATCTTTTTGATATGGCTAACGGTAAAGCTCCCGCAAAAGGCAGCACAACAGGCGGCGGCGGCTTTACTGATTCTCAGAACGCTGCTCGCCTTGCTGGTATTGGCGCAGTCAAGCCAACTAAAGACCCTGTTGTTACCGCATTATTTAAGAATACATTTGCTCTCAATAAAAACACCAAGTCAATAATGGATATTGCCACAGCAAACGCAATGAAAGAATTAGCAACACGCCAAAAAGCACTTTCAGGTGGCTCTTCAATCGCCATCGGTGGCGGCAGTAAGATTTACAGCACTCGCAATGATCAGGGTAAGATTGATGTTAATGTTTACGCAGGCAATGTTGTTGGTTCAGCTGATGCTCTTATTGAGGTTGTTCAAAACGGCCTTGAAGCCACAGGCCGCCGTAACGGTGTTCCTAGGGGTGCGCTCGCACCAGGATTCTTGATTGCCTAATGCCAGCATTTGACGGAGTAACTTCGCCTAGCATCGCAGTTCAGTTTCTTAAAAGCGGAACTTGGACTTCGGCAACAATTAGCGATGTTGTTCAAATAGATTTTCGCCGTGGTCGCGAACGCGCAGATTTGCGCGATGAAGCAGGCTTTGCCAGCATTGTATTTAACAACACCAGTGGCATTTATGACCCTGACAACACAAGCGTTTCAAGCCCTTGGGTTGTTGGCGGCGCAAGCATCTTGCGTGACGGTTTACAAATGCGCATTATGGCCACTTGGAATTCCGTAACTTACCCATTGTTTAATGGCTTTCTTGAAAACAATTTTACCAATCAAGGTTTCTTGCCAAATGTCACAATGACTTTCTACGATGGCATTGGCTATATTGCCGATGGCTTCGCACCGGCTTTAGCCGTTGCCGCCAACTCAGAAACAGCAGCAGTTCGAGCAGGCAGAATGTTAGACATTGCTGGTTGGACAACTGCCAATGGATTTTCACGTTCATTGACGGGTTCAGTTGTTATGTTGGCAACAGTTCAAAACCGCGGGTGTATGCAAGCAATTACAGAGTGCGTTAATGCTATCGCTGGCCGCTTTTACATTTCAAAATCAGGCGTGGCAACTTTAGTGCCGTTAGCCGATAAGTTTAGCCGCCCAACACAATTGCTTTTTAGCGATTCAAACGCATCTAACACTGTTACATATTCTGATTTGATAACCAATCCAGGCACAAAGTATGTGGTGAATCAAGCAATTATTATGCGTGGCGATAACAACCAAGTTACATCAACATATAACCCAAGTGTTGCCGCTTATGGTGTGGTGAAAAAGGAAATCTTTGCGCCAGTAAATACCGACACAAGCGCAACAAATCTAGCTTTATATGAATCACGCAAACTTGCCACACCTGATACTTATGTTGAGCGCATTGAATTTAACGGCCTTGTTGTGGCTCAAAATGGTTTACTCTACCCTGATTTCTTGTCAACAGAGTTAGCCGATCAAGTAAGCGTTCAGCGCACAACCTACGATGGCCGACCTTTACAATGGAACCTTGTGGTTGAAGGTATGAAGCACACTATCACCCAAAACAATTGGATTGTTTCATTTAATACATCCGACATCAACCCTTATAGCATTACAATCTAGGGGGAACAATGCCACTTTGCCCGCAAATTACTAACACACCAATTACAGTTGTTCAAAATGCGGACTTCACGGTTTCTAGCGTTTTGCCAGTAGTGCCTGCGACAACAACTCAGGTGAATGCAAAGGCTGAAATTTATTATCAAACAACTGCCCCAGTTGGCGCAAATGTTACAGAAAATGATTTATGGTATGACACAGATGACGGCAACAAACCTTATGTTTTTCGGTCGGGCGTTTGGGTTTCAGCTCAAGATGGTTCAATCGCAACCGCGCAATCAGCGGCTAACACTGCTCTTGCTAATGCTGCTGCTGCCAATGCCGTAGGCGTAGCGGCTCAAAACACTGCTAACACTGCTCTTGCTAATGCCGCGATTGCCTACACTACTGCTCAAAACTCTTTACAGCCGAGCGCGTACGCAATTCAAAATCCGACTACCAAGCAATTAACGGCAATTGATGCAACGGGCCTAACGGTTTATTCAGGTGCTTCATCAACATCCGGCGCCCGCGTTGTTCTCAATTCCACCGGGCTTGCGGGTTTTAACAGCGCTGGAAGCGCAACTTTCTCAGTTAGCGCCACAACAGGCGCAGCGGTTTTTTCAGGCAGCGTTACCGGCGCAACAATTACCGCCTCAACAATGAACATTGGCGGAAACGCCATTATTGATGCTGCGGGATTGCTAACCGCAACAGGGGCAACAATTACTGGCACCATTACCACAAACAACATTACGGTTACTGGCGGCACCCTTACCATCGGCTCAAAGTTTTCAGTTACTAGCTTGGGTGTGCTTACCGCAACAGATGGCGTTTTTACGGGCACCATTACATCAACAAATGCGACCATTACAGGCGGCTCTTTTACTGTCGGTGCTGCGTTTTCAATTTCAACTACTGGATTCCTTACCGCTTCAGGTGCGCAAATTGGCCCTTGGTATTTCGGCGGCGGGTTTATCGCAAGCAATTCTGACGGAACTGGAAATCAGTGGAATTCTGTCAGCGGCGCGCTGATTACTAACAACATTTCAATTCGAGCTGCATCTGGCACAACAGGTCTTTCATTTATTAACGGAGCCAACATTTTAACTGGCGGTGGAAATATCACCGCAAGTGGGGGAACAATCTCAGCCAGCACTGGCACAATTACTACTCAAACTCTTATTTCAACTGGCACACTTAGCATTTCAGGCACATCAACAATGGCAACCATTAACGCTGGCGATATTGCTTCAAGTGCTGGCACAATTACTGCTGGCACAAATACCTCTTCAAGCACAAGCCAAACCACGGGTGTTTTCTTGTCCTCAACGGGGGCAGTTATTGGCCGCCGAGATAACCAAATTGCACTCTTTGCTCATAGGTACAACGCCAGCGGCACTTCAGAACTAATTCGCTTAATTTACAACGGCGCAGATGCTGGCGGCATCACAACCACATCAGGTGGTGTACCCGCATTTAGAAACGCATCGGATTACAGATTAAAGCAAAACATCCAAAGTTACGATTCTGCCGCTTCCATAGTAAAGCAAATCAACTTGCGTTCTTTTGAATTCATTAAAGACCCTGAAGAACCTCAAGTTGGCTTTATTGCTCACGAATTGGCAGAGGTATTGCCAGCCTTAGTTATGGGCGAGAAAGATGCCATTGATGAAGATGGCAACCCCGCTTATCAGTCAATCTTGGCAACTAACTTGATTCCATATCTAACTGGCGCATTAAAAGAAGCAATCCTAAGAATCGAAGCACTAGAGGGGGAATAAATGGAACAAGAAGTTGACATTCAGGAAATCTTAAAAAATATGCGTGAAACTATCGGCGCACTTGCCCAGGAAAACGCAATCCTTAAAGCACAAATTTCAAATCCAACCGCTAACTAAGAACGGGAAACCGCGCAAATGACACCAGCAAACTGGGCAGGCTTGATCGTATCTGTAATCGCAATTGTAAGCGCATTTGCAGGTGCGGTAAGATGGCTTGTAAAGCATTACCTAGCAGAGCTTAAGCCCAACGGTGGCAGTTCAATGCGCGATTCAATTAACAGACTTGAAGCCCAAATGGAACTAATTCTAGAGTTGGTGAAAAAATGAAACTAGCAAAAAGAGCAACACCAGCGGCGTTGGCAGTGCTACGCCAAGCAACTGCCCTGAAGCCATCACGCAAGAAGGCATCTGATGGGTTATTACCATCGGCTGCCCATCAAAAGCAAAACCCAACTTCAGATCACAACACAGGTTTAGCCGTTGACCTCACCCACGACCCTAAACACGGCATTGATTGCGCTGACATATTTGAGCAGTTAAAAGATGATAAGCGCGTTGAATACTTAATTTTTAACGGCAAGATTTGGTCAAAGGCAAGAGCTAAAGAAGGCAACCGCAAATACACAGGCTCAAACCAACACACCAAGCATCTTCACATTTCAATTAAAGAGGAACTTTCAAAAGACACATCACCTTGGTTTTGGTGGATGAATCAGCCTAAAATAATTGCACAACTTGGTGCTAAAATTGTACCAATTCCTGCTAAAAAAGTTGACAAAGCCGAAGTCTGCACCTGTTGTAAACTACACGACAAAAAAATAAGGGAGCAATCAAATGGAACAATTTAAGCAAATCTCATTAACTTGGTTTCGCGCTGCCGCTGCATCTGCAGTAGCTCTTTACCTTGCCGGAGAAACAGATTTTAAGACTCTTGGATATGCCGCCCTTGCTGGCGCTGCTGGTCCAATCCTCAAGTGGCTAGATAATTCAGCCGCAGATTTCGGCAGAGGCTCAAAGTAACCCACCCCTAGTTTTTGGAGTAATCAAATGGCAGCAGGTATCTTAGATTTTAGCATTGAGCAAGGGGCAACTTTTAACCTTCTTTTGACTTGGAAAATTAACAATGTCGCAGTCAATCTAACTAATTACACTGCCCGCCTACAAGCACGGGTTGATGTTGAAGATACTGAAACAATTTTAACTTTAACAACTACCAACGGTGGAATCACACTTGGCGGCGCTGCTGGCACAATCAGCTTAGATCAAACAGCCACACAAACAACACTTTTGCCTGCGGGCACTTATGTTTATGACCTTGAACTAATTGCTGCCAACGCAACCGTAACCCGCTTAGTTCAAGGTGAGCTTGCTATTAGCGCAGAGGTGACTCGATGAGTTCAATCATTTATGTATCCTCAAGCACAACCGATGTAATTGCTGAAATTGCCTCACCTGCCGAAGTTATTATTTCAAATCTTCAAGGCCCACAAGGTCCGCCAGGGGCAACAGGCCCAACAGGTTCACAAGGAATCCAAGGTGCCACAGGCGCTACAGGTGCCACCGGCGCAACTGGTGCTACTGGCGCCCAAGGTATTCAAGGTGAAACTGGACCTACAGGTTCACAAGGAATTCAAGGTGTTACGGGGCCAACAGGCGCCCAAGGAATTCAAGGCGTAACAGGTCCAACGGGCGCACAAGGTATTCAAGGTGAAACTGGACCTACGGGTTCACAAGGAATTCAAGGCGTAACTGGACCTACAGGCGCTCAAGGTATCCAAGGTGAAACTGGACCTACGGGTGCAGTTGGCGCAACAGGCGCTCAAGGTATTCAAGGTGTTCAAGGTATTCAAGGCGAAGTTGGCCCAACGGGTCCACAAGGTATTGTTGGCCCAACAGGTGCTACAGGAGCCACAGGTGCTGCCTCAACAATTACAGGCCCAACTGGTGCGACAGGTGCTACGGGCGCACAAGGAATTGAAGGCCCAACAGGTCCAACGGGAGCAGCCGCATCTGAAGGTGCTACTGGCCCAACAGGTCCAACTGGTGCTACTGGCGCTGCCTCAACAGTTACAGGTCCAACAGGCCCAACAGGTGCGACAGGACCCGCAGGTGCCAATGGTGGCTCAGCTTCAATTTTCAATTACTCCGCAGATACATCATCAACTACAGGCAAGCCTGGTTCGGGAGATATTCGTTGGGGTAATGCCACACAGATTAACTCAACACGCATCAACATTGATCACATTGACGATTTGGGCGAGGATATTGACTTCTTGCTTGCGTTACTTAAAACAGATGATTTTATTATTATTCAAGATCGAGATGTCAACAACAACTTTCAAAAGTTCAAAATTACCGCAGCCCCAACACTGCTAACTGGTTATGTTGAACTTTCAGTTGTGCTTGATTCATCAGGCGGCACTGGCACAACCAACTTTACGAACTTTCAACTTCTTTCGCTTATCACAATCGCAGTTGGCTTAACAGGAGCTACGGGTCCACAAGGCGCAACAGGTCCAACAGGTGCTACAGGTCCAACAGGCACCGCCGGGGCAACGGGTCCAACAGGTGCGCAAGGCGCACAAGGTCCGACAGGTGCCACTGGCGCTGCGGGAATTGATGGCGCAACTGGACCAACAGGCGCAGCAGGCGCCGTAGGTGCCACAGGACCTACAGGCGCTCAAGGTGTCGCAGGTCCAACAGGTGCTACAGGTGCGCAAGGTATCCAAGGAATCCAAGGTGTCCAGGGAATCCAAGGTGATACTGGCGCCGTTGGAGCTACTGGACCGACAGGGGCAACGGGTGCGACTGGACCTACAGGTGCGCAAGGAATCCAAGGTGAAGTTGGCGCTACAGGTCCAACTGGTGCGCAGGGAATTCAGGGCGTAACTGGACCGACTGGTGCGCAAGGTATTCAGGGTGAGGTTGGTCCAACAGGTCCAACTGGTTCACAAGGAATTCAAGGTGTTACTGGACCGACAGGTGCTAATGGAGCAGATGGCGCAACAGGACCAACAGGTGCTAATGGAGCAGACGGCGCAACAGGACCTACAGGTGCGCAAGGTATTCAAGGAATTCAGGGTGTAACTGGTCCAACAGGTGCTAACGGAATTGATGGCGCGACTGGTCCAACTGGACCGACAGGTGCCAACGGAACAAATGGCGCTACAGGTCCAACAGGTCCGACTGGCGCTAATGGAACAAATGGTGCTACTGGACCGACAGGTGCTACGGGTGCTGCAGGTTCAACTGCCGCTATCACTTATGTTTACACTGCCACCGCTGGACAAACAACATTTACCGGTGCCGACCTAAACTCACTTACTCTTGCCTACACAGTAGGCGCTGAACAGGTTTACTTAAACGGTGTACGTCTAGTACGTACTAGCGATTACACAGCTACTAATGGAACCTCAATTGTTCTAGCAAGTGGCGCAGTCGTTGGCGATTCATTGGCGGTTGTTGCTTATGGTACTTTCAATGTGGCAAATGTTTATACTCAAACACAATCCGATGCGCGGTATCCGTTAAATACTACTGCTTTATTTGCCGGCAAGAACAAAATTATCAATGGAAATTTTGATGTGTTCCAACGCACTTCGTTTGCGTCACAAACAGCGGGAAATTATTCACTAGATAGATGGTACGCAGGTCCTGGTGGAACCGTAACAGTAAGTCAACAAACTACGGGCGCGCCTATCGGTTCCCAATATTTTGCTCGTGTTGCCTATAATGCTGCTTCTAGTTTTTGTAATATGTTTCAAGCTCTTGAAGCGGGAATGGTGGCTCCCTTAGTAGGTCAAACTGTGACTGCTTCTGTTTTGGTTCGCGCAAATGCAACTTGGGCTGCAATTTCAGGTCAAAGTTTGAATATGATAATTTCAAAAAATTCAACACCAAATACCCTTAGCGGAACTTGGACACAAATTGCAACTGCTGGCATTTCCGCAGCAAGTATCCCAACAGGAACAAGTTCGTCTAATTGGCTTAAGTTAAGCACTACTTTCACAATTCCTAATGATGGTACTGCGGCAGGAATTCGTTTTCAAGTAGCTGAAGCCGCCGTTGGTCCATCAGGTGCATATTGGGAATTGGCTCAAGCTCAACTTGAAACTGGCTCAGTAGCAACAGCCTTTACGACTGCCACTGGAACTGTTCAAGGCGAACTTGCTGCTTGCCAGCGGTATTATTTCCGACATACCCAAACAGTATCTTTTGAAAGATTCGCATTTGGAATGGCAGCAACTAACAACATTGTTGCGGCACTTTATCCATTAAAGGTAACAATGCGAGCCAACCCAACCTCAATTGATTCATCAGGCTTGACGGCTTACGATCAGCAAACACAATCTTCAGCGGCAACTTCAGTGAGCTTGGTAATAGCATCAACACAACAACCTGAATTTACCATTGGTGGCGTTGGTGCGGGTCTAACTCAGTATAGACCTTATGAAATTATTGCTGCTGGAGCTAGTGGCTCTTATGTCGGCTTTAGTGCGGAGTTGTAAAATGGATAATGTAACTTTTATTGAAATTGAAACATTGGGCGGCGTACAAACCCACGCCATTATTGACCGAGGCAACGGTGAATTTACTTCAATGCTCAAATCTACCTATGACGAAATGATTGCCAATCAACCAGAGGTGACCCTATGACAAGAGCAAGAGATGTTGCTGACACACAAGAGAACAACGGCGGCGGCGTAGCGCCATTTGTTGCGGGTAAGAACGCGGCGGTCTTAAACAGCAATTTTAGTATTTGGCAACGTGGAACTAGTGTTGCTACTGGAACAACATTCACTTACGGAGCAGATCGTTGGCAGAGTTATCGTAACTTTTTAGTTACAGGAATGACAGTAAGCCGTCAACTCACAGGAGATACTACAAACCTTCCTGGCATTCAGTATTGCGGAAGGTTCCAACGCAACTCTGGCGATACTTCGACACAAGCGCTTGTTTGGTATCAAAGCATTGAAACTTCTAATTCAATTCCTTTACAGGGAAAAACCGTAACTCTTTCTTATTATGCTAGGGCGGGCGCTAATTATTCGTCTGCTTCAAATGTTTTGAGCGCACAAGTTGTCACAGGTACAGGAACAGATCAAAATTTAGGCTCTGTTGGTTACACAGGTTCCACTAACGCAATATCTCTAACCTCTACTTTAACAACTACTTGGCAAAGATTTACTGGTACCGCAACACTTGCGTCAAATGTGACAGAAATTGGCATAAACTTTTTTTACACTCCATCTGGCACTGCTGGCGCAAATGACTATGTTGAAATCACGGGCGTACAACTAGAAGCAGGCAACGTAGCCACCCCGTTCACAACTGCCACTGGCACTATTCAGGGTGAACTCGCTGCTTGTCAGCGGTATTTGCCTGCGGTTAATTTTGGATCTTCAACATCAGAAATTGGAAATGGATATTGCATCAGCACCACTCAAGGATTTATTCAAATTCCTTTTGCGGTGCAACCTAGAGTTCAGCCAACAGGGGCAACAATTTCAAGTGCTTCGCATTTCCAAATCAGAACATCTGCTGGAGCGCCTCAAGTTCCAGCAACCCTTGTTTTCAATAACGCTTCGTTAACTATGGGTTCTGTTTTAACTGGTGGCAATAGTGGAATGGTTGCGGGAAATGGAACAACAATGCAAATAAATTCAAGTTCAGGGCAAATACTCTTTACAGGATGTGAGTTATAGATGGAAACTTACATAAACCTTGATGGCATTGAATGTGTGATCGTTGTTAACGATGATGGCTCAACTTGGTCAGGTTTGAAATCAACTTATGACGAACAGCAAGCCAACACGGTAACGCCAATACTTTAAGCAACACCAAGGGGGAAGCAAGTGAAAATAGCAATCTACACAATTGCGCTTAACGAAGAACAATTTGTTCAGCGTTGGTTTGATTCAGCTAAGGATGCGGATTTCTTGCTAATTGCCGACACTGGCTCGACAGATAAAACCGTTGAACTGGCAACTGCCCTTGGCATCAACGTAATCAACATTGGCATTAGCCCGTGGCGCTTTGACGATGCCCGCAACGCATCCTTAGCCGCAATCCCGCTTGACATTGACTACTGCATTGCTCTTGATATGGATGAGCAACTTCAACCAGGCTGGCGCCAAGAGTTAGAGTCTTTGGAAGCACAAGTTACCCGCCCAAGGTATAAATACACTTGGAGTTGGAACCCTGATGGCTCGCCCGGTCTAGTTTATGGCGGGGATAAGATTCACTCCCGCAAGAATTACAGGTGGAAGCACCCTGTTCACGAAGTTTTGACTTGTAAAGCAAACGAAGTTCAAGCCTGGACAAAGCTTGAAATCCATCATCACCCTGATGATACAAAATCAAGGGGTCAGTATTTTGAACTGCTTGCCCAATCGGTGCTTGAAGATTCAACAGATGATAGAAATTGCTTTTACAACGCAAGAGAACTGTTCTTTCACAATAAATACACAGAGGCAATACAAGAGTTCAAACGCCATTTAGAGTTGCCCAAGGCAGTATGGAAACCTGAACGGGCTGCCTCAATGCGCTATTTAGCCAAAATGGATGAATCCGAACGCGAATCTTGGCTACTTAAAGCCATTGCAGAATCCCCCAATAGTCGAGAGCCAAGGGTTGATCTCGCCCAACATTACTATTCAAAGGGCTTATGGCTGGATTCTTATGCCACCGCCCACGCCGCATTGAGAATAACGCAGCAACCGCTAGAGTATCTTGTAGAGTCAGATGCTTGGGGATACCTGCCACACGATCTAATTGCGATTGCGTGCCACAACCTAGGCAAACCAAAAGAGGCACTTGAACACGGTGAAAGGGCAGTAGCTTTAGCGCCGTGGATTGACAGGCTTAAAGAAAATGTTAAGTTTTACAAATTAAGCGCAAGCCAAGAACCGACAGAATAGGAAAACAAATGCTCCGGGGGGATATTCTTCAAGAGGCTTCACGCCTCACGCACGGTGATCGAAATAAAAATTATGGTGACCCGCTAACAAATCATCAACGAATTGCGGCGCTTTGGTCGGTATATCTTGAAACTGAAATTACTCCCGCCCAAGCCGCAATCTGTTTGGCGTTGGTCAAGGTTGCCAGGTTAATTGAGTCACCCGATCATCTTGATAGTTTCATTGATGGCGCCGCCTACTTCGCCATTGCCGGGGAGATTGCCCATCGTGAATAAGATTCTTTTCTTAGTTGCCTCACAGGGGCAACCTCAACAGGCGGCGGCGTTGCAAGAGATGTTTAACTTGTTGCCTGATGATTATGACTTGTTGTTTATCCTAGATGCCAACAATTCAATGCGTAACGCCTATGATGATGCCGATGTCAGCTACATATTGGACAAGAACCGAACAGGTAATTTGTCCGACTCATTGCCAAGGTATCAAAAACTTTTTGCTGACACCTACGAACAGATTTTTGCCATAACAGAGATTTAGTGCGTTCACCGCACCCCCAAGAAAGAACCCCCGACAGCCGTTCCTGTCGGGGGTTCTTTCGCCTTTTAACTAGGCGTAATCTTTCAAGTAAGCAACAATCACTTCGCTTATGTTCTTGCCTTCGCTTTCAGCTTTCTCTTTGGCTTTGCGCCATAGTTCTTCATTGATTCGAATCGAGCGTTGCGGGGTAACCATTACAAACCACCCACACACTTGACGGCATCGCCCCAACAGTAGCCTTCCGAAGTCCACCAAAGGTTTTGCGCGATCTCAATTACTAACCAAATGCCTACGATGATGAAGGCGGTTCTAACTAAACGCCATTTGCGGGTCATTCTCATTTTACTGCTCCCAATTCTTTTAGAGTGTTGCGCATTTCAGATAACTTGATGATTGATTGGCAAAGTGCCAAATCTATTGTTTCAAAGGTGGCATTTTGCAAATCAAATCCTTCTTCAAGGGTTTGGCTTACTTCGGCAACGCCTGTTGTTAGGTCAAGGTAAAGCGATTTCATTGCGCTCATATTGCACGCGGATAATCTAGTTGGAATTGATTGAATTCGGCTTCGGTGACAACGCCTTTGTATTCGTTGCAGTTCAGGCAGATGCGATCAGCAACCTTGTTATCGCAAAAAATGCAGTAGTAAGTAGCCATTACGCACCTATTTTCGGAAAGTAATTACCCGGTTGCTCTTGGTATGGGTTTGGCGCGAAGTATTGAAATTTTTTGATTTCTTCAACACATAAATAACAAATGTGTTTGCCGTTAAGTAAATTCAATCCCAAATAACTGTTTCCATCGCAAGTCACGCACTTCATTATTTGTTCTCCATTTCTTTACAGGTTTCGCATCGTAGATTTTCGCCACCAAGAAGGTGGGTGTAGTAAGAATCCCAAGTGCCAAGTTCTGTCCAATAACTGATGCGTTTTGGGTTAGCAACAATTGCTGACTTCAAATAAGTTCCTGCGTGATCTTTACAGGTGACTTCACCTGTTGTGTCTTGAATCCAAAGTTGTGTTGTCATACTAAACACACCCCCAAGATGTGAAGTTCGTTGATTGCGTTAATGGCATCTTTCTTTGTTCGTGCATCTTCAACAATTACAGATGGGTGATCAAACCAATTTGGAATCCAACGCCCATCTACTTTGCGACATTCGCTTTGCGGATAAACATCCCAACCATCATCGTGTTTCCAATAAACAATCTCACAACATTTTTTGCTCATTTGTTTTTCCGTTCTATTGGAAACCCGTTCGTTTTCCAATAAGCCAACCTTAGCATTTGTCACGACAGAGTGTCAAGACACGCCCAAGGCAAATGAGGCTAATTTTCCGCCTGTTACCCACCCCACATATACCCCTCAAAAGGGTAGAATTGACCCCTATGACCACAATCGCAGGCTACCAGGGCAAAGGCTTTGCCATCCTTGGAGCTGACAGCCAAATCACCGATGGTGACAAACGCATCATTTCGCCTTCAACGCCCAAAATCGTAAAGGTTGGCAAGTACCTTTTGGGAGTCTGCGGAGATTGCCGCCCCGGTGATGTGCTTATGTATAACTGGAAACCGCCCCTATACGATGGCACCGACCCTGTTGGGTTTATGGGTCGAAAGGTGATTCCAAGCATTATCAAGGCGTTCAAAGACAATGGCTACGATTACCAAAAAGAAGGCGCGAGCTTTGCCTATTTGCTCGCCTTTAATGGCAACATCTTTGAAATTGGCAATGATCTAGGCATCTCGCAATCAATAGACTTCACCTACGGCATCGGGTCGGGTAGCGCGTACGCCATTGGCTACCTAACTTCAATGGCTGATGTTTACGGCGAAGCAACAGGAGAAACACTAAACATTGACACCGCCACCAACGCCATCAAAACTGCCCTTGAAATCTCAGCTAAGTTTGATGTGAACACTTCGCCACCATTTCAGGTTGAGATTCAATTTAACCGCTAGCGTGTCGCGGCAGGGTTTATGGTGTAGCGTGTGTCACCCTTGACCTTGAACGGAAAGGAAAACGCCAAATGTTTTGGTTAGCTCTAATTGTAATGATTATTTGCGTGATTTCAGTTGTTGGAATTTTTGCTCGAAGTAACGGCGAGATTTGATGTCTAAAGCCAAAGCAAAGGGAACCTCAGCGGAAACTGCCGTTGTCAAATTCTTAATTGATAACGGTTTTCCCTACGCCGAACGCCGTGCGCTAAATGGCGCACTTGATCTTGGCGATATAACAGGCACCCCTGCCTTGGCTTGGGAAGTTAAGAATCACAAAACCTATAAAATTCCTGCTTGGTTAAAAGAAATCGAGTTGGAAACAAAGAACGCTAAAGCAGACTTTGGCGTTTTGGTTGTAAAACCTAATGGTGTTGGAACTGCTAACACCGCGAATTGGTGGGCGATTATGTCGCTTGAACAAATCACTAATTTACTTAGAGATGCGGGCTACGGAACAAGGAGATGAACTTTGACATTTTCAGCGATTCACCCAAGTTCCGAGAAGCCCAATGTGCAAAAGTTGAGGATAAAGATTATTTCTTTCCAGATACAAAGCACGATGAGGCAGAACGCCTGCCCCGACTCAAGCAAATCTGCGGGAGTTGTATTCATAGAGAGGAATGTTTGGAGTACGCACTTGACAAGCGAATTGTTTACGGATTTTGGGGTGGTTACACCGCCGATCAACGGCAAAGTATCAACCGCAAAAGCCGGCGAACTGTAATATCTAAGAAAGCAATTATGATTCATCAGATGTTATGGGAAAACAAAAGCGCCAACGAAATTGCCATCACAGTTGAATGTTCGAGCCAATATGTTTACAAGGTTTCGGCACAACTTGCGAAGGCAGCTAGAGAAGGAGCAATCCAATCAAACCAAACACAAAAAGAGTCATCAACCGAATCGCCCTTATATTGGTGGTTAGCACAGTGACTTCACTATTGGTTCAAGCAGTAAATCCAACACCTGCAATTCCTCAATCGGTCATTTACAAAGAATTGCCGATTTTGATGCAGGTTAATCACAAGGAACTCGCCCGCGAGCTACTTACTAAAAAAGATTTCAAGTGTTTCACAGCCCTTATGGGTAAGGAATCCGCTTGGAAAGATAAAAAGAATCCAACAAGTTCAGCATCAGGTGTTGGGCAATTGTTAGATTCAACTTATAGAAACCTTGGGCTAAAGCGGAGTTCATCTGAAGTTGCCCAAACCGTTGCTGCCCTTGCTTACATTGGCAGAAAATATGGTTCGGGTGGCCCCTGCGCTGCCTGGGCAAAGTTCAAAAAAGACAAATGGTACTAAAAACTTTGGGGGTTAAAGTGACCGTTGAAATTGAGAAAGGCATCGTTGATTTTGATGCCGATGCAAATGCGTGGCTTGAACAATACAAGTCAGCGTTAGCAAAGATTAAAGAATGGCAAGAGGTAGCTGACATTGCCCGTTCACATTTAGAATCTGCCCTTGGCGATTCTCAAGTTGGGATGTTTGGCAATCGCCCTGTCGTTCGATGGTCGGTTGTTGAGAGCAAGCGATTTGATACTAAGCGGGCGCGAGAAATCCTGCCTGCCCAAGTGATTGACTTGCTTGAAGTTGTTTCAACCACCCGCCGATTCACCGTTGTAAGAGATGATGAATAAGCAATGACCTTTACACCTTTGAACACTCCAAGTAAGGCGCTTGCAATCGAATTGGGCGAGATTATTACTCAAGCGGGTATTTTCTCGCCCCGTTCGCAGCAGGTTTATATTGGCCCAAGTGAAGTGGGGCAAGAATGCACCCGCAAGTTAGCCTATAAATTACTTGATTGGGCAAAGGTGAATGAATCAAGTGGGGGCAATTGGGCAGCTCAAGTTGGAACTGCCATTCACTCTCACTTAGAAGGTATCTTCGCAAAGTTTCCTGATCGTTTTGAGGTCGAGAGCAAGGTTAAGATTCGTGCCAACCTTTCCGGGACAGTTGACCTCTACGATAAGGAAAACGGAATTGTCATTGATTGGAAAACAACCTCACCCGCTAATGTCAAGGAGAAGCGCAATAGCGGTGCGAGCCAACAACAGATAATTCAGGTTATGTTGTACGCCTACGGCAAGGCGCAAGAAGGCCACGATGTTAAGCAAGTTGGGCTTGCCTTTCTCCCAACTGGCGGCCAAATATCCGATATGTTTCTTGAACTTCATCCTTATGATGAGAAAATTGCCGTAGGCGCACTCCAGCGCCTAGATAATGTTTATGAGCTTTTATCAACAGTTGATGTTGAGAAGTCACCTACAATGTGGGCAGTTATTCCTGCGGTGCCATCGCGGAATTGTAATTATTGCCCGTACTTCAGACCATTCAGCACCGATCTATCGGTTGCCTGCAATGGAGATACGGAAGCAAAATGAAATATGATGATTTTTTAGCCACAATTAAAACCTTGACTTGTTCCCAACAGGAAAATGCACTCAAAGAAGTTATTGAGCTACACGAACCGCACGAAATTACTTTACCTGATGGTTCTTTTGGATTAAATTGTGATGAGTGTGATGGTTGGGTTTATCCTTGCTCAACAATCGAAGCAGTAAAACAAGGAATGAGAGCCTAATGTGCTGCACCGATGGATGCGCCTGCGGGATGCCTGCCAAAACGATCAATGACATAGCCAAGGAATTGGCTGAGTTAAATCCACCAATAGAGTTGGAAAACCAACAACCAAGCAACACCCAAACAGAAACGGGGGATGTCAAATGACATTCAGCGCACCAAGTAGCTCCACCGAAAGTGTTAAGGTCGCAGACTTAGCAGGATTTTTACTAATCATCGAACCAATTGAATACAAAGTTGGTATTCAAACAGTTCACGGCGAAACCGATGCAATTGAAGTGAACCTTGTTGATCTTGACAACAGCAAAACTTACAACAATGTTTTGTTCTTCAATGTCGCACTAAAGAACGCACTCAAGGCAAAGGTTGGGCAGAAAGTTTTAGCCCGTATTTCCAGCGGGGTGGCAAAACCGGGAAAGTCGGCCCCCTGGATACTGCTAGATGCAACAGGCGATGTCGCAGCAGTTGCGAAAGCAAATGCTTTTATTGGTGAGGCGAATACCCCTGCCCCTGCGGTGGTTGATTCACCTGCGGGGATTACACCTGAAGTTGCCGCATTGTTGGCACAATTAGGCGCACAAAAGCAATAAACTAAATCTCCCCGTTTCAATGTCGTTGGCGGGGAACGAAATGGCAGGTTTGCGTTGGCGGGGGGAAGCGCCTTCAGTTGGTTCGATTCCAACCATTTCACAAGAACAGCAATTCACAAGGGGGAGATGAACTTTGAGCCGCGATAGTCTTGAGGGTGCCATTGCCTTTGCGCTTTGGAAATCTTATGAAGAATCTTTGCCTGATACGCCTTGGCGAATGGCAAAGGTGATCGCTGCGATATTAAGGAAAGAAGGTTACATTGCCAATCATTGATTACAAATGCCCAAAGTGCGAAGTGGTAATGCCAATCTTTCGCAAGGTTGATGAAGCTGAGATTGATTACAAATGCAGCAATTGCGAGATAGCGATGGAACGGGTTTGGGCGGCACCTGCCGTTCATTTTAAGGGAACGGGTTGGGGGAAAGACTAATGGTCAAAGAAATCAGAATCAAAGATGGCTTGTTTATGTCATTTGGAACGCGTAAAGGATTCGGCTTAGGAATCGTAATTGATAAGTGGACATTATCAATTGATTTGGGCATCTTTTGGATGGCGTTGGAATGGTAGGCGAGATCACCGCCGTTTCACTCTTTGCGGGTGTCGGTGGATTCGATTTAGCACTTGAACGCCAAGGTGTAAAAGTGGTTGCAAGTGTAGAAATAGACAAGAAAGCTCAGGATGTGTTGCGCCGACACTTCCCGAACTCAACAATCTTTGGCGATGTCACGGGGGTAACAGGTGAACAACTTATTCAAGCAGGATTTAACCCAAAGCGAGGAATCATCACCGGTGGTTTCCCTTGTCAGGATTTGTCAGTTGCAGGAAAACGAGCAGGACTTCAAGGAAGTAGATCAGGATTATTTTGGGAAATCGTCAGACTCCTTACCGAAACCAAAGCGGAAAACTTCATTCTCGAAAATGTGCCTGGTTTATTATCCTCAAATGACGGAAGAGATATGGCAACAGTCATCACAGCGTTGGATGGCATCGGGTTTGATGTCGGGTGGCGAGTGCTTGATGCTCAACACTTCGGAGTTCCCCAACGCCGCCGTAGAGTGTTCATTGTCGGATGTCTTAGAGGTACAGGGGGAACACCTGCAGAAATACTCGCTCTCAGCGAAGGCCGCGCAAGGTATCTTGAGGCGAGCAAACAAACGCGGAAAGGTTCTGCCTCTACAACTTCAGACAGCGTTGGAAAAGGTAGCCGAGCAGGAAAAATAATTGATGCCCTAACAGTTTCAGATTTAACAAAAGGGATGGGTTCAAACCAAGCCGTTAACTCAGGTTTATTGCAGGTTGTTGATGTGGTGGACTAAATCGCGCCGGGCGCAAAATGTTGATGATTACGAAACTTGGATTTTTGGGGGGGTAGTACCAACTTTGAATGTATTTGATAACGCAAGCGAAACAAGAGCAACAGTTTTGATTATTGATGGAACTCGCGTTAACGATGTGCGAGTTTATGAAGATGGCATTATGCCAACAGTAATTTCGAGATATGGAACGGGCGGGGGGAATGTGCCAATGATTTTTCCGATTCAAGATGGGCGAGAAATGGAAAAGAATCAAAATGGTTTAGGAATTGGTGATGAAAATGCACCGGCTTACACACTAGACACAACAGGCGGTCAAGCGGTAGCAATCCCAATTCAGGGAACAGTGATTGGTAGAGCTGACACATCAGGGCCACAAGGTAAAGGTTTTAGTGATGATGGCTCACCAATGTTTACACTTGATCGTGTGAGTGGTCACGGAGTAGCAACAGAACAAACCGTTCGCCGTTTAACACCCGTTGAATGTGAACGCCTACAAGGATTTCCTGACGATTGGACATCGGGGCAAGCAGATTCAAACCGCTATAAGCAAATGGGTAACGCGGTAGCGGTACCAGTGGTCGAATGGATTATTACTAGAATGGTTGGGCAAATAAGTGCTTGAACCAAGTGTTGATTGTCTAACACCTTGGGCTGAAATGGGTGAGGCAATGAGGGTTTATACAACAAAGAAAAATTCACCCCCAATGAAATTTCACACTCACATCATTATTGAAGAAAATTTATTAAGAAAATTGACACCTGTTGAAACCGAACGATTACAGGGTTTCCCTGACGATTGGACATCAGGTCATTCAGATTTGACAAGATACAAACAAACGGGCAACGCGGTAGCCGTGCCGGTAGTTGAATGGATTATTACTAGAATGGTTGCTCAGTTAAACGGTGAGCCGATTGAATAACGCAACGCTAACCACCGCACTTCGCTTCTTAGCTGAAGGCATTAGCGTTGTTCCTGTCGCAAATGACGGAAGCAAGCGCCCCGCTTTATCTTGGCAGAAATACCAAGAGCAACTGCCAACTGCCGATGAATTATTGCTTTGGTTTAAGCACGATGTTGATGGCATTGGTGTAATCACCGGCAAAGTGTCGGGCAACCTTGAGATGCTAGAGCTTGAAGGTCGAGCAGTATCGCAAAAGATGCACCTTGATATTGCTGAGATTGCCAACAACTCAGGGTTAGGCGAACTTTGGCAGCGCCTAAATGCGGGATATGTTGAGATAACACCATCAGGCGGGTTGCATTGGCTTTACCGAGTCATTGACGGCGAAATCCCTGGCAACACCAAGTTAGCGCGAAAGCCAGGCGAAAACGGCGGCGTGGATGTGTTTGCCGAAACGCGAAGCGAAGGCGGGTTCACCATCACCGCGCCATCAGGCGGTTCAACTCACCCTAACGGTGGCAATTGGACACTAATTGGCGGTTCAATTGAGTCAATCCCAAAGATTACAATGTACGAAAGAGCAGCACTTCATCAAATTTTTGCGATGTTTGATGAGATGCCAAAGGCGCAAGTAATTCAGGCAGATGTCGTTGCCAAGCACGATGGCACTTTAAGCCCCGGTGACGATTACAATGCCCGCACTACTTGGGATGAAATCCTTTTGCCCCTTGGTTGGTCAAAGGTTTATCAAAAGGGTGAGGCAACAGTTTGGCGCAGACCGAATAAAAATGAAGGCATCAGCGCGACCACCAATTTCAACGGAAATGACAAACTATTTGTTTTCTCAACCTCAACCATCTTTGAAGCTGAAAGTTCTTATTCTAAGTTTGCCGCTTACGCTCACCTTAACACCTCAGGGGATTTCAAGCAGGCTGCCTTACAATTAAGAAATCTTGGCTACGGGGCAACAGAACTCAAAGAGCTACAACCCACAAATAATTTATTGGCAACAAATGCCATTGAAGCCCCTTCACAAGTCACCACCGCCGATTTAAGCGATGATGAGTCAAGTTGGAAGCCAATTGCCCTAAAGGATTACTTTGATGGGCTATTCCAAACTCCAAGTGCCACCATCTTGAAGCGAAGTGACGGCGCAGGGTTGATTTATCCTGGCAAGGTTCACTCATTTTATGGTGAATCTGAGTCGGGAAAGTCTTGGATTGCTCAAATTGCCACCGCTGAATTACTCAAGATTGACCAAAAGGTTATCTATATTGACTTTGAATCCGATGCCATTGACATCGTAAACCGCCTCAAGGTGCTAGGCGTGAGTCGCGCCAACCTCTTGCAATACTTCTCATATATTCGACCTGACGGCCCAAGAGATGTAAATGACACATATTGGCAAGATATTCTTGAACCTGACCGCGCCGTTCTAGTCATAATTGATGGAGTCACCGAAGCCCTGACAATGTGGGGCGGGCAGACCAAAGACAATGACGAAATCACCCGTTGGATGCGAATTTTTCCAAGAACAGTTGCCACCGCCTCGGGCGCTGCCGTTGTGCTGATTGATCACATTACTAAGAACGCAGAAACACGCGGGCGGTTTGCCATCGGCGGGCAGAGTAAGTTGGCAACAATTGATGGCGCTGCCTACCTATGTGAGCCAATTGAATTGTTAGCCCCCGGCAAGATCGGCACAATATCAATGCGAGTGACCAAAGACCGTCCCGGTGATGTACGCCGAAAGGCAGGGGCGCAAAAGGGCAAAGATCGTATGCAGGAAGCCGCTATCTTCACCATTGATTCGACTCGCCCGCAAATGGAATATGTGATTGGTGTGCCATTGCGCGAGGATGAGGCAGATGCCAACCGCGAGTTTAAGAAACTCAAAGAGGTAGCTGAGTTCATTCACAATCACCCTGGCAGTACCCGCCGAATGGTTCAGGATGGGGTTGCGGGTTCCAAGGAGTCCATTGGCAACATCATTGGCGATTTGGTCGCAGGTGGATGGATTGAAAACAGGGGCAATGACAGGTCATTTGTTCTCTATCTTTCAGAGATCGGCAAAGATCATTTCAGCTTTGTTGATGCCAAAATCTCTTACTTGGGGGCAAACTAGGTGTTCGTTCCGTTCCTTTTGTGTTCCTTTTTCAAAAAGGGAACACAGGCAGAAATGAGCGTGATCGGTGTTCGTTCCGTTCCGTATATGTATATATACGGAAAGAGGAACACCATCATTATCGGTACAGGAACGACTAAATGAGCCAATATCTATTTTCTGCCATTGATTGCCGAAACTGCGGGAACCTCATTTGGTTTGGATACAGCTCTACCGCAGTTCCAACGAAACTTGACCCAACCCCACTCAACTTGTTGGCAGAGATTACAGCCAAGGTTGGCGGGTTGCGAACCTACCAAATCCACCGGTTAGGGCGAACCTTTGAGGCAACGCCAAGGGTCGGGGCAAGGATGTGGGCAAAGAATCCCATTGTGCTTGCCGAACATCAATGCCGCGACTTCGGGCTATTTGCCCAAGAGATGCCCGATTACTTTGGCAATGGTGGACTTCCACCCAAATCAACTACTTCAACCGATGGGATACCGTTCTAGTGGAAACCGAGCAACTAACCTGCAACATTTGCCTTCGACCATCTCGCAATGAGGGTGCCTGTTTCACCTGCCGATTTAACTTACAAAGTCAATTGATTGAATTGCCTGCCCTTCAGGTCAAAGCGAGTGAATACCTAATGCCAGGTCGATCAGGTTCAGGCTCACCATCAACAGAGCGTTCAATTGGCATCAATGTAAGTGCCTTGGATTTCTCAATGGCAACTGAACTTATAGCCATCCTTCACGGGTGGGAACAGATCATTAGATCAGAGCGCAGACTCACACCACCGGCACTGATGGTTAAGGAATCAACAACTGCCAAAGAAGTTGAGGCAACCTGCCAATTTCATATTGCCCACCTTGATTGGATTGTCAATCAGGATTGGGCTAAAGACTTTGCCGATGAAGTTAAAGAGCTACATTCAAAAGGAATGGCAGCGGCACAACAATTTAAGGAACAACCAAGGCGTATCCCTTGTCCAACTGATGATTGCCGAAAGTTCGTGGTGATTGATGTTGAGAACTTAGAGAAGGGCGTTACCTGTCACGGCTGCAAGAACTCTTGGAGTGTTATTAGATTGATTGCCCTTGCGATGAGCAATCCCAATCGGCGGTTCTATTTAGACATTGAGGCAATTGCCCTATGGCTTGGCATCACGCAACGGGCGGTGTATAAGATCATCAAGGGCAATCAGATACCGCAAAAGGGTAAGTTGTTTGACTTAGCAGCGATTATTAAGATGCGAGATAAAACCAACTAAACTTGACAGTTGGTTCAAAAATATGCCTTACACTATGTGTAACAGGAATCGCTATCTAATCACTACCCTCACCGTTATCCAACAGGTGAGGTTTTTTCATTTACAGGAATGATATGGATAACGACACCGAAACTATTGAAGAGATTGATGAAGCCTTAGCTCACGCCATTGCCTCACGCAAAACAACAATTGATAGCAAGAAACATCTTGTGAATAAGTTTATTGATGATTTACTTGATAGCCGATTGGAGTTAAGCAAATGATAATGATTAGCGTTTCAATCGGTGATGTATGCACTGAAGTAAGCACTGACCAAGCAATCTCATTTGATGCTATTGAAACATTGCTATCACGCGCTTCAACATCATCTCTTAACGCTTACGCACTCTATTCCTCAATGCCTGAACCTATTGGTGACTTTGATCGGGATGACGAATAAAACAAAGAGTTGCCGCAACTGTAAAGAGAAAAAGAGCTTAGATGCTTTCCACAATGATAAGCGCACTCCTGATGGTCGTTACGATGTTTGCCGGGATTGTCGTAGTAAGCATCGCAACATTACTGATATTCCGAAAGAACGCTATGAAGCGTTACTACAAGCGCAGAACTATTCGTGCGCTATCTGTGGTGTCAATGCTGAGGAAAGCAAGAACGGATTAGCAGTTGACCATAACCACGCAACAGATCAAGTGCGTGGGTTGTTATGCGTTAGATGCAATGTTGGCCTTGGTTACTTCAAAGATAACATCAACAGCTTGAATGAAGCCGTTAACTATTTACTGAGAACAGATGATGCTACCTAGACCTTGCGTTGATTGCGGTGTTGTTGTTAGAGCTGCTCGATGTGTTATTTGTGCCAGGGTGCGGGAGCGCAAGCGACCATCAAGATTAGATCGTGGTTACGATGCCGAGTGGCGCAAGTTATCTAAGGCAGCGCGAGAGGCTCAGCCTTGGTGTTCTATTTGTAAAAGCACAAAAGATTTAACCGCAGATCATATTCGCCCCCTTGCCGATGGCGGCCTGTCTGTGTGGTCCAATGTTCAGGTTTTATGCAGAAGGTGCAATTCACGCAAATCGGACAAATAACCCCCCCGTGGCACTATCGGGTACGGGGTATATTTACGCTTGTTTTAGACGATAGACAC